ATGATAACGAGTATTAATAATAATAATAGAACCATTAGGCATAATACGTGTACGTAATCCTGAAGGCCACCATTCTTTAATGTACCGTCTACCCGCATCAGAGAACGAGTCTTCTTCTGACATAACGTCATCAAGTATAGCAATGTGTGCACCCCTTCCTGCAATTTGTGATCTTACACCTGCAGCATAGTAACTACCATTTAGATTAGTCTTCCACTTACCTGCTGCTCTAACATCTTGCCTTAGATTTACACCGGGAAACATATTTACAAATTCTTCTGTATTTACTATATCACGTACTGATCTACCAAAGTCACTAGACAACTGATCAGAGTGACTGACTGTCAATATCTCATGGTTAGGATTTTTACCTATGTACCACGCAGGAAATAACTTAGAACATATTACTGACTTGCTGCTACGCGGTGGAAGAAAAACCATAAGACGTTTGATTTTTCCTTCTACTACCTTTTGTAACTTATCTGATAGAACTTCAATATGTCTACCCATATGCCAGTCAGTAATTAATGTAGGTGCTACTCTACGTACAAACGTGAGAAAGTCTTCCTTACATTGCTGCTCCACCATAACATCTAATGTATTACGAATGTTAAGCAGAATGTTATAAGTTATTTCTTCTTGGCTTAGTTGTTCTTCTGTTGACATTTAATGATTCAAACTATAGTATGTTGCTTGATCAAAAGCAAACTGCAAAATCTCTGAGTCACTTTCTTCTGGTATACTTTGAAGCACTAGTTTAAATTTTTTTAAAGATATTGGTTTTATGTATTGTCCTCGACAAGTTTCTTCATGTCTAGTATAAAGTTCTACTAACTTATCACTTGATGAACATTTACATTCTGTGCATTTACACTCAACCATCTATATAGTACTCCATAGAATTAATTTGTACTTGCATTGTAACACCACACTGTAGGGGAAGACAAGAAGAATAGTTGTGATATTTTTGCAACACTCTTAGTTTATTTTACTAATACTATTGTCCTTTGCTGTTGTAACTGATATACTACTCTCTATATAGATTATGTTATAGATTATAATATAGAAAAAGAATATAGATTACAATAAAGATTTACAATATCAACTAGGTTAAGACTTTTTGCTATTGATCTTATTATATCTATATAGAATTATAGTCGCGTAGCAAGGTTGTTTAATACACCCTAGTATTTTTTTATTATTATAGCCACACCTTCTTTGTAAAATAAAACAAAGGGGGTGTTTTTGTTTTAGCTATAGTTTAAACTACCCTAGTATTTTTGGTAAATTTATGTCAGTGGTGATATATATATAAAAAAGCATGGCGCATTTTTTTTGTGTGGGGGTAGTTAAGAATGATTCTCATTATCTTTCGAGATTGAGAATGATTTGCATTTGCATTCTTATTAATAATCACTCTCATTATCACTTGAGAATGATTCGCATATTCAATTGAGAATGAGAATGACTCTCATTTGCATCTAAATAGTATGCCCGCCTATTAATTAATATGCCCACATACCTTATTAAATATGCGCGCTTGTCTTTATATATGTGCACTTATCATAGCCAATCCCAGCATTCCCGCCAATTACACACAATCCCTTGTGTTTAATATGTCCACCATACCTACCATAGTATGGGTTAGCAATGTTGACATATTTAAACACGTTCTATTTGTTCCCGTTCTGTTCTCACTAAATCCCATATACATTATAATATATAGGAATTATGGCAATATTGCCTTATTTGCCATGATATTACCTTAATTGAGTTGATTGACATAAATTCACGCCTTACTGTATTGTTCGCATTCTAGTTATAGCGTTTCACGGTGATACGCTGCACTAGTGTAACAGAAGGAATAGACGACATGGAAAACGTACTGTTTAAAAGCGCGATTGAATTGCAGGCTGATGTTTTGGCGAAAACTAAAGAAAAGTCAGAAGCGACAAATAATCTTAATAATTCCGCTTTCATACAAATGGTCATGTTCATAGCTGGCAACGTGAATCGCTTCGACAAAAACGGAAATCGTCGCCCCGAGATAAATGGCGGGACTAAGCAAGCTGGTGCTTTCCAAGTCAATTTAGTTGAAAACCACCAATTTACGAAACGCCAAGCGCAAACCGTTGCCAGTATTTCGTTCAATAAAAAATTGACTGGCCTTGTTATTCGCGGTTTAGCTGGTTTGGACGTACCAGAAAATAATCAGGAATTATTGCAAACCGTGACGTATATTCTGGCTGATAACGAACTGACTAGCGTAAACAAGCTAAAAGCCTACATCAAAGATCCAGTAGATGAAGTTGCACAATTACTCGAGAAAATTGCCAAGCTAGACCAGGATAAGTTTGAAGACCTAATGGCCGGATTGGAAGGCATGAAGGGCGACGAATAAGTTGAACAATCGGAAATCCCGGCGTTACATTACACCAGTGTAGCGTGCGGGATTTCCCGTGGTTCAATTGTCTATAAGGAAAAAGAATATGGAAAGATACGGTACAGCAATAAGGAACGCTGCATTCGATGTTATCGAAGCAAGGCAAATCGAAACGATACTTAGTCCATTGCGACTGAGGGTTTTAAACTCTATAGAGTTTATGGAAGATTCAGCCAGGAGCATCGCATATGATTTTGATGTACCTTATTCAGTCGCTCTTGAAGATTTACAGCAGGAATTGAGACATGCCGAAAGCAATTAACATTCAGCGATATCTTGACGCTTTCCATCCTGGTCATTCGCTTGCCACGTATACGCTAGGTGAGGACATGCCAGCCAAGCAAGCGACAGGACCGCGACAAGTATGGGACAAGCCAAGCAAGCGCACGCAGTCACCAAACAGTACGGGCAAGCTGGCTGGTGCGCCAGACAAGGGCAAACGTAAACCAAAAGTCAAACGATCGGCATTGCAGCGCGAGCAAACATTGCAAGCCAAGTCACGCGAGAACGCTGGTTTTGATCGTGGCAAGCAAGCGGCTATCGCCACCTTGCCAAGCGGCGAGCAAATTGTTTTGATGCTACCGGCCAAGAGACGGCGCGGTAGTAAGTACTCGGGCGGCTTATCCTAAGTTGCTCGCAATCTACTACACTGGTGTAGTGTAATGAAAGGGAAAGTACCATGATGAAAACGAACGCAAGTATTCGACGTTTCCTGTATCATCAACGATTGACACAACGGGACGTGCCGCCCAAGTTGGTGGAGCGTTACGAGTGCTACGTATGGTGCGTAGCACGTGACGAATACCCGAAGACGTTCAAACAATGGCTGGAGGATTGATGCTATGAAATACACACCTACTTTATACATCGACGGTGAGGAAACACCGTTTCAATATGGCGCGGCAGGTAGTACACCAGCGGCGATGAATGACTATAAAAATGGCTTTCACCGTGTCTTTATCATGGGACACGATTGCAAGGGACGTTACTGTCGAGTAGGTAGTGTCAGTTTACCGGCTGGCATGTTTGAACATGGAGGTACTTGCCGAATGAATGGCAAGGAATATAAGATACGAAAGTATCGTGCACCGAGAGAATGGTAGTAGACTACACTAGTGTAACAGAAAGGACTAATACGATGCAGATCACAACACTCAAACAAGCGCACGCAATCATTGGATCACTTGGCAAGCCTAGCAAAATGCCCGGCATGTCATACGGATTGCCCGCCAGTAATGCGGGATTTGTCCCGGCAATATGCAAGCAACGTGGCTTGCCTGTACCATTACAATACGGATGCAAGGTGGGACAAGTTCTGGCACGTGTTCCCGGCACGCCATGTTTCGGATGCTATGCGGATGAACGTGGCAACTATACGTATCCCTCCGTGCAGATTGCACAGACGGTGCGGCTTGTCGGACTGTATCATCCGCAATGGGTCGAGGCTATGGTGTTCGTATTGAACAAGACTTTTGACAAGCAATTCAAAGAGGCATTGACAGAACATCTTGATACGTTCTTCTGCAACGAACATCGTATGCCAAGCGATATCGAATGGAAGGACTTGCATACAATGGCAATGCATGACGTTGCCTACATGCGGTGGCATGACAGTGGTGACTTGTTGGATGTGTGGCATCTTCACATGCTGTATGACGTTGCGGAAGCTACGCCATACCTCAAACACTGGTTGCCTACGCAGGACAGTCAGATCGTGGCACGGTCTAATCGTGCTACACCTAGCAACATGGTGATACGTCATTCGTCACAGTTCGTTGATGGCAAGTTCAAGAAACGCTGGCAACATGTGTCGGGTGTTACTACCAAGCATGACGAAACATGCCATGCGATACGCAATAACAATGAGTGCGGTGATTGCCGCAAGTGTTGGGATGAGACGGTGTATGCCGTCACCTATCCACTACACTAGTGTAGTAGATCATGTCTAAGAAAGATAAGGAATATGTAAAAGATGATTGCCATGTCTGTGGAGATGTGGCAATCATCATTGAGCGGGACAAGTTGTATTGTCCTAAGTGTTATCTGAAACGAGAGGAGATAATTAGAGATGAACGACTGGGAAAAGATCGTAGATCACGAGATAAAATTTTGGTATGAAAGTATTGGTTGCCGATCCATGCCCTGGCGTGCCGCTAAATACTTTGACCAAAAACCTTGGCAACATCTGTTCGATGAAGAAAAACAGATGCTCGCTGAGATGTATTGGGAAGACCAACTAAGCTAAAGGACTAGTAATGTCACATGAAGGTAACGAAGCAGCAAAGCATATGCTGTATCTAAACGTAGTCGAAGCATTCGACAAGGTGTACGAAGACATAGGACAATCCTATGGATTTGAACTTGACACTGATATTCAGGACAAGATAGAGTCACTGGCAGTGATGGTGACAATTCAGATACGGGAGAATTTGTGATGGCTGAAAGCATAACATTTACATGGTCGGATGTTTACAGTGAGGCGCGACCCTCACCAACAACAAAACGGAGACTTGAAGAATGGAGACAACAATCAGGTGGCGGTTTCTATAAGTCAGATATATACCACTTAGATTTTCTTTCAGATATTATAGGTGAACTAACAAGCATCTATAATGAAATGTTAACTGTAAAAGATGAGGAATAAAACAGTGACTAAATCAATCAAACAAATCCGTGAAGACCTTCGCAAGAGCAATGATACGCATCTCCAAAATATGGAGAAGATCTTGAGCGATGAACAGATTTCGTTGTTGGTTAACGCAGTCAACAACTATCGTCAAATGAAACTACTGGAAGAGGAGTAAGGCTATGCGAGTAGGACCAACAAACGTATTTGGTGTGTCAGAACTAAAACTGATGCAGAACACTGTACCTTCCTCTAATGAGGCAGGTTACTTTCACACTGTTTCTGTCGTTGCTATTGATGAGGAAGGCAACGAGCAACAGATTGCTACAGTGTATAAAGATGGATACGGAAAAGAAAGCCGTATCTTGTTATCCACTGAAACAGACTACACTGGTGTAGTAGATGGCTAATGTAATGATTGTTATTGGTGTAGTGTGTGCTATTGCAGGTTTGCATGGCACATACTACAACGAGTCAGTGTCAGAGCATTGGCTTTCTGTGGGATTAATGCTATATGGTGTGATACTCATAGCGTGTAGCATAGCTGCAAGGAGATTAAAACTATGATGACATTCTTTGAATGGCGAGACGAAATGGAACGCCGCTATGATCGTATGCCTCGTTGGTATTTCGATCCAATGAGATGCAAGTCAGAGTATCTTGAGTACTGTGACACATGGAGAGAGCAGTATGGTATGTCGTATGACGAAGCGGAACAATAGTAATGTTGTACCTGTCGAAGAGTTTTGGCAGAGAAAGGTAGACAAACTTAATATGCTTTACAACTACAATGTCATAAGCAAAGACGAATATGTCGAAGGACTTGTTCGTCTTGGCTTTAAGTTGAAAGACGTTCTCAAATCACTAGAGGAAGAAGAGTAATGAATATATTTTACTTACACAATGACCCACAAGTTTGTGCAGAATATCATTGCGACAAGCATGTTGTCAAGATGATCCTTGAGTATGCACAACTACTATCAACAGCACACCATGAACTTGACGGTATACCAAGCATCGAATGTTACAAGCCAACACACAAGTATCACCCGTCAGCAGTATGGGCAAGGGAAAGTAAACACCACTATCGTTGGTTGTACAGACTGCTGTCTCACACCTGCCGTGAGTACAGCAAGAGATACGCTAAGATACATGCAACAGAGAAGAAAGGAATTGTTTCTAACTTAATGCAGTTACCCTACGAACTACGA